TGTACCTTTGCACCATAAAGGTTCACCATATTCTTCTGCTAATTGACGAGAAGCAGTTTCTGCTCTCATTTTAATTTGGGAAAATATTGTATGAGTCCAGGCGGTAGATGCTATAGAATTAAATGGTAAATCTTTTTGTTGTAAAAATGTGTGCCAACCCATTACCCCTAGACCTAATGCTCTTCCTTTAACGGCATGTCTATAGGTACGCTTCATAGCTTCTTTACCTTCAGTTTTATCTATAAACTCTTGCATTACCCCATCTAAAAAATAAATTGCTGTTTCTACAACATCAGTGTTTTTCCATTCATCATATTTAGCTAAATTTAAGCTTGATAAACAACATATAAAACTATGTTCCTCATCTGTATGTAAAGTTATTTCGGAACAAATGTTAGTCATGGATACATCTAAATTATTCATTAGATAAGCCATTGGGTTATCCTTATTAACATTATCTTTAAACATTATGTAAGGCTCACCTGTTTCAACCCTAGATTTTAAAATTTCTAACCAAAGCTCCATTGCTTCTTGATCTCTATCGTTTAGCCTCCTCATAAAAGCATCATCTACTACTACACATTGGTGTAGATTTAAACATTGCCTATTTGGATCACCTTTTGGTCGTCTTATTTGTAAAAATTCATGAATATCAGGGTGAGTAATGTCTAAATTAACACTAGCAGCACCTCTTCGTACACTGCCTTGATTTGTAGCTATTATAGTTGAATCATATATCTTTGACCATGGAACTATACCTTCGGATTTTCCATTCCCTTTGATTGTTGAACCTCTTTCTCTAATTCTTGATAAAGATATTCCAACACCTCCCCCTAAAGAAGTTAATCTCATTAATTCAGCATTTGTTAAACCTATACCTCTAATTGAATCAGGTGTATCAATTCCAAAACATGAAATAGGTAATCCCCTATCTGTTCCTGTATTTGATAAAACAGGTGATGCTAAACCGATCCAACCATTCCAGATATATTTAAAAAATTTGTTTTCTAAATCTGGTCTGCCTAATCTCATAGCTACAGCATGAGCTACCCTACGATAAGCCTTTTTTGGTGTTTCTCCTGGTAGTAAATATCCTTTTGAAATTGTTGATAATGCTACTTCATCTAGAAAATCTGGGTAATCACGGCCCTTTTCCCATTGTTTATAATCTGATATTAAGTTGTTGTCCATATTTTAAAATATTGCTGCGGCATCCCACTCTTTTGTTCCTTTACTATAATTTGTTACTCTATTTGCGAAAAAATCTGTGTGTTGTTTTCCTGCTGATAAATGGTCAAACCATTTCATATTATTAACTGCCGTTAAATCAATATCAGTTAAGATAGGTGTATAACCTAAATCTCCTAATTTTGTGTTTACTCTATTTTTGATGAAATTTGTTAGGTCATACTTTGAACATCCTTCTAAATCTCCAAACTCATAAACTTTTTCTATAAAATCAAGTTCTAATTTTAAGGATAATAAAGCTGCTTCATTTATTGCTGCTTCTAATTCTGGTGTTTTTAGGTGTGGATTTTCTTTTATTAATGTTCTAAATAACCAACATCCTGCTTCTGAGTGGAGTGATTCATCTCTAATACTCCATTCTACTATTTGTCCTACTCCTTTAAGTTTATTTCTCATTTTAAATGAAAGTAAAACAGCAAATGAAGAAAATAAATTTACACCCTCAGTAAATGCCGAGAAAATTGCTAATGACTTTGCTATTTCATGTACATCTTGTTCATCTTTAAAGCTATCTCTAATGTCTGTTAAATTTTCTATTTTAGCCATAGTAGCTTCATCTTCTAAAAATTCATCAAAATTTTCTAAACCTAAGGTTTCATTTAATAAAGAATAAGCTTCAGCGTGTATTGTTTCAAATGCCCCAAATGTTGTAGCCATCATTATTATTTCAGGTTTTCTAAACCATTTTGTTACTAGCCCCGACCAATAATCATTTACTACTGTTTCAGTTTGTGCAAATCCTTTTAAGATAGATCCTATTATATTTTTTTCAGTTTTTGAAAGGTTTTGTTTCCAATCGTTTATATCTGACATCATAGGTACTTCTGTATGTAACCAATGTGCTTGTTGTTGTTTTAGCCAATAGTCAGCCGCTGTTTGGTACTCAAAAGGTTTATATACTATTCTTTCCTGAAGTAATCTTGATTTTTTCATATTTTGTGTAAAAATTTATGTATTAACGCTAAAAAACTCATTAGTGATGGGTTGTTTTGCAACATACCCTTTATCATATCCATTGAAATTTCCGGTAGATGTAGATTCATTTTGTAAATTTGATACTAGCTCATCATCTTCATTATAATCGTGGACTTCAAAATGTCCTGTTGATGTATCGGCTTTTACCCCATATGTTAATCCATCCATCCCATACCTGTTTTTCATTACATGAAACCTACCAGTGCCATTAATTTTATCCTTTGATTTTCTGGATAATGAGAGGCAAAAATCAGTTATCATAATCTTATCATAACTTCCAGCTGCTTTATCTCCCTCAATAACATCGTCTTTAGCACCTGCACGGTTTACTTGTGAAACTGACCAAATTGGTACTTTTAATTCCCTAGCAAGCCCCTTAGTGCTTGTATAAATATCATCTATTTCTCCCTTACGGTCTGTTGTTCGCTTTTTTGTTGAAAGAAGATCAACATAGTCTATTAAAATTAAATCTGGTTTGATGTCTAAATCTTGACATTTTATTATATGGGATTCTATTGTGTGAATTGTAGCTTTACCCATTGGAAACTCTTTTATCACAAGTTTTCCTGGAATTTGTGGTATTATTTCTTCAACTTTGTCTTTGTTTTGCATTATGTGGTTTACTGGGATTTTGGTGAAAAACGCATCATATCTTCTACCTACATAATCTTCCCCTAATTCTAATGTATAGTGTAAAACATTATAACCCGCTCTAACGGCATATCCACCTAAGGCAACTAGTGACCAACTTTTTCCTCCTCCAGGATTACCAAATATTAAGCCAAAATCACCTTGACCTAATCCACCTTGCAATAATTCATTTATTTGTCCCCAAGGGGTTGGAATTGGAGAACGAGTATCTTCTCTATATCTAGTTTCAATATCTAAATTATATTCATGTCCTATGTTCTTGTCATTTCCAGCCTTAAGGGCATTTTCAACCATAATTTTAATTGAATCATAATCCCCAGCTTTTAATAAATCCACTGAAGATAATAATGCTTTTTTTAATTGTTGGTTTTTACAAAATGCTGAGAATTCTTCTCTAACATATTCTAAATCTTCATCTGAGGCTATATAAGCTTCTCTTAATTGTTCCTTTATAGATAATTGTAATACTTCATTGTCTATTTTTTTTACTTCAACCTTAAGTATATCTAATGAAGGGGTAGTATGATATTTGTCATAATATTTTAAAATTTCTTTTATAATCCACCTATGTGCTTGATTGTTAAAATCCTCCTCATTTAAAATATCATATATGTTTGTTAAAAATTCTTTATGTGTTAATAAAGAAGATAAAACTTTAATTTGAAATTCTTTCCCGTATTCTTGTATTGATTTTAATGTCATGTAACCTATTTATTTATAACTAATTTTTCAAAATTTTCCTTTAACCAATAATCCAAGTTTCTAATCATTCCACCTAGCTTATCTTCATTATAAAGGGATATGAATTGGTCGGGAATATATGTTAAATCTTTGGATTTAACAACTTCATCTAACCATTTCTTATCATTGTCTCCAATCATTGGATTTGACAGATCCATTACTGTGTAATTTTTTTCTAAATCTTCTACACTCTGTATAATACGAGCATATACAACATGGTCTTTATATTTTTTTTCACATATATTTAATATATCATCAAATGACATAACCCCCTCAGATAATTCAGGGAATTTTTTCATTAATCCTTTTTCCCCTAAACCCTTAACACCTTTAATTTTGTCAGAATTATCTCCCAAAAGTGTTTTATGTAAGATGAAATTTTGGGCAGGCATATTATACTTTTCTTTTATTAAATCTTCAGTATAATATTTTTTTTCCATAGGTCTGTAGACTATAACATTTTTGTTTACCAGCTGTAGGAAATCCTTATCACTAGATACTATAAATAATTTATCGTCTTGGTGATTTGGTAATTTATCACACAGATAAGCGATGATATCATCTGCTTCTACCTTATCTAAAATTAAGGTTTTAACTGGTAATGTTTTTAGGTAATGAATTACTCTTACTATTTGATCTACTTTAGAATCATGTTCATCATCTAAATTATCAAATATTTCCCAATTTGTAACTCGTTGTTCATTTCTACCTGATTTATATTCAGGTAATAAGTTTTTTCTACCTATTGTAGAACCTGCCCCATCAAATACAACATAAACTTGGTCGGGTTGTGTTTGGCGAATCATAGCACCTAAAGACCTAAAAAAACCACCTAATCCCCCTACATGAATACCATCAGGATTAACCATATTCATAATTGCGAAATTTCTAAAAAACAGGTTTAGACCATCTATAAGGAGTATTCGTTGGCCTTCTTGCAGGGTAGTATCATTCTCTTGAGTATCATTCAGGAGATTAAGTAATTTTTTCTTATCCATAATTTATTGAGGTTCGTCTGTATAAGATGTAATATCGTTATACGCTTGTTCTTCTTCTACTATTTGAAAATCTGTACCACCTAGAATATCTTTCCATGCTTGTGCATTTTGATCTTTATAGGCTTTAAGTTCTTTATCATCATCATTGATAAATCCATGTGGTGTCATTACAATTTTTCCTCTTGTGGTAACCCCATTAATATGGTTTTTATCAATCTGTAGGTTGACTCTTTTAGCAAATTCTACTTGCTTACCATCTTTAATTGCTTTAATTTTAGATGTACCAGCATTTGAAATATTACCAAATGTAACTACAAATGTAGAATCAAACCACATTGCAAATCCGCCTTTGTTCATTAGTTTGGGTTTACCCATTGGTGATTCTGCTTTGGCTGTCCATACTTTGTTAATACAAACTAATGTATTAGTAAATGCCGATGATTCCTTTCTTGATAATGTAATTCTTTGATTAACACTATTGCCAAATTGGGTTGACATAGCACCTGCATTCCATTCATTGTTGTTTTTATTAGATTTTATAGACATTTCACAAGGAACTGATCCGATACTATCCCATAAAAATAATAAGTCGTATGGTAAATTACCTCGCTTTTGCTCATCCATTAAATCTAAAACAAAACCCGCAACATCTTCTATGCTATGGATAGTTTCTCTATCAACGTAAATAAAATTGCCTTCAAAATTTGTAATTTCTCCGGTTTTTTCATCTACTACTTCATTTACTTCTAATCCCATTTGTTTAGCATGCTCCCAATTCCATTTCATTTCGGTAATAATGAATACTGGAAGTATGCCTCTATGTTGTGCCGATACTGCAGCTTCTAATAAGGCTGTAGTTTTACCCGTATCTGAGTGGCCTCTAAGCAAAACAATATGTCCCGTAGGAATACCTGGTATTGATGTAACATCTTGGAATGCCGTTGATAATGGAATCCATTCTTGTTCTTTAAATTTAACATTTTGTTTAAGTCCCTTCTTTTCTTTGAAGGAACTTAAATCAAATTTAGACTTTATTTCTTTGGAGACTGCCTCCGATAAAGATTTTTTAATTCTTGGCATATAACTTTAATTAAAATGGTAAATCATCCTCAAACAATGAATCAAATTCCTCTGATTTTGGTTTTTTAGGAGTACCTTGGGTTGATAAACTAAATGATTTTTCTTCTTTTACTGTTTTAGTATCACCATCAAAACTACTTGGTGTCTCTGATGTTATAGAATCTTCAGTGTTTATATCATTTGTAAGGAATGATTGTAGTTCTTCTTTCAGTTTATCATAAGTGTATTTGTACCTTTCCTCTAATAAAAGTGGTTGTTTTTCTAACCATGTTTCTACTTGAGAGGCATCTTCACTTAATTGAGTCTGTTTTGGTTTAGGTCTTAAACCCAACTGGAATCCAGGTCTATCTTGGACTTTTGTAGCTGTTACTACAAAATCAAACCCTTCTGAAACATCTGTAAAATCACCATAATCTTCATCATCAGCAACTGATAATAATTCTAAATAAAGGGTTTTACTAAATTCAAATAATCTAACACCCTTTTCTTCTTCACCTCTAACAATAACAGGAGCAAATACCCTCATTTTGGGGTCTAACTTTTTAGCTAGTCTCCAATTTTCAGAGTCACTTGTTGTCCTTAATTTCTTAGTGAAGTCAACTACTGGGTCTTTTTCTCCCCAATTGTTTAATGCTACTATTGGGTATTTTCCAACTCCATAATGCATGAAAATTTCCTGGAATGGGTTGTGTTTGTTGAGTTTTGAAGGGACGAATCTGATTTGATATTTTCCCTCTTGTCTTGGTTTCCAATACACTAATGTGTAATCTTTCTTTTCTGTGTTTTTTGGTTTGTTGTCCTGATTTAGAGACTCCAAACGATTTTTGATCGCGTTTAAATCCATTTTTATAACTTTTTAAATATAACAATTAAATATAATAACAATTCTTTAAATATCCAAACTATAGTTCGATTATTTTGTGAATTTTGGTATTGAGTTGTTTTAACTCATTGTGTTGAGTAAGTAGTACACAATTTCTGTAGTGTTGCCAATTTATTGGAAATTTAGTATCTACTACCCCTCCATTAAGCTTTTTGATTAGCTCATTTAAGGCGTTTATGGTGTATAAAGTATTGGTATCTTTTTTCCTGTGAACTAAGATTGTATTTTCAGGAATTTCATTTACGTTACCTTGATCTACATTATAAGTAATAACATATTCGTTGTTGCTCTTAATAAAAAGAACAAACATTTTATTATACATTATTGAATATTTAGAAGATAATTCTTCTACTTTGGATTCAATTTCTTCTAACCTTACAAAGGTACAAAATAGTTTATTATTCAAATCGTTTAAATTTATAAAGTTATCATTATCATACTCCACTTTATAAATATCTAATACTTCCTCAAAAGTCATAGTTGCTTCCATCACTAATTTTTATGTTTAATTTGTGTTCTTTGAACACAGATTTTATTTGGTTTAGTACACCTTCTTCGGTTTCATCGTAATCAAACAAAAACGCGTCATAGGTGTACAAAACTAATTTTGTTTTTGTTCTTTTTAATAACTTTATAATATCCCACAATATACAAACATTCTTTGACGTCTCCAAATTTTGTAGCAAATAATTAAATAATTTTTGTGGGTTCATGTTATCTAACTTATCTCTTTCAAATTTATATTCTGATATAGGACATTTTATAAAACCCTCATTTTGGAATTTATCCCACATATCATTTATGTATATTTGTATTTTACTAAAAAATTCTAGATGTTGATATTGTTTAAATACCCCACCATAAAGCTGTTTAAATGTAAGTTCTTTTGATTTTTTATAATCTACACCATACATCTTTGCAAATGATTTGTGAATATCTCCATCATTAAAAGTATAATTGATAAGAGAAGCTGCTAGTGTTGGGTGATATGCTGAGATGTCAATTTCTATTAATTTATCATTTTTAGAAATAAATGATTTTCTACATCCATTTTCTTTATTTAATGCTGCGAAATTAACCCCCCCGAACCTATTAGAGGGTCTGGTTGTGGTAGTTCTGTAGTTATATTGTGTGTAGACTTTATCTCCCCAATCTTGATTGAAGTGTTCTGTAAAGAGTTCTCTATCCACTTGTATTCCATTCCTTTCGATGGCGTTGAATACCAATGGTACTCGGTTGTTGTAAAATTTGTTGATTGGTACATTAAGATTTAGTTTTAGATTATTATAATTTTTTTCACAAGCTTCATAATGTTTAACTATAGGAACTATTCTATTGATATCTAATTTATCTTTATTCCTTTGTGTTAAAATTTGATGAGCTTTAGTGTTTTCTAATTCATATTCAGGTAAGTTTAAGGAAATATCTATTAGGTTTTTATGCACAAAGTAATGCAAAAACTCCTTTTTCCCCCAGACGTATAGGGTGTCATACGTATTAATTAATTCAGCGATATATTCGCTGTTTAATGGCATAGATTCACTATGGTTTATTGATAAAATATACCCTTTACTTGCATTTGTAGGACGCAAATAAATAAGGGATACTTCTGTTTTTACAGGATGAGTTTTATAAGAATATGGTATAACTTCTATATACGATTCTTTATAACCTAAATTGTAAAAATCTTTTAATTGTTTAGTATTTTCTATTAGCCAAAACATTGACTAAATATACGAAAAATGTTTTAAACCTCCAAGTTTTAGACAATAATAGAATATTTAAGGAAATCGTTTCTAAAGAATTCAAAAAAACCAAACCACCCTAATTCATTTTGTTTTAAAACTACTGAGTTTTTATTGGCTAAGAATATTCTTGCCTGAGAATTAGATTTTAATGTCCATTTTAATGAAGTGGGAGTGTACATTTCACATGCAATGTTTGGAGATTTAGTTTTTAATTCTCCATATGTTTTTTTATTGATTTCAAAAAAGATACTTTCATTATTTTTTTTACAAAAATACCTTGTAAATTCTCCTATTTTTTTATCCTTATTGGTAGGAAATGTTAAATTTGGAGTTGGTAAATATTTTGGGGTGTTTTCTTTATTTCTAATGACATCATACACATTAGTATCAAAATCTAAATAAGCACCTTCATATTTAGGTTGATCCGTTACTATTTGTTCTGTAATAGGGTTATTTGTAGGGGGTTGGTTTGGGGATTTAGGGTCAGTGTTAAATACAGGGATTAATTCTAAATTTTGACCATCCCCTGGGAATTTACCTGTATATTTACTTCCATTGGAGGTAGCATAATAATCTCCTTGGTATGGTTCTCCAGTGGACAAAATTTTATATGAACCTCCAGGGGTAAATAAATTAGATTCTATTTGGGATTTTGGGTAATATTTAGGCATAGATCTATAGCTTTCTTAATGGTGAAAAAGTGTTTGTTTGGGCTTGTTTACCTATAGTGGTAATTGTATTACTTGCTTTTATTTTTGATGTTAATGGGTTTAATTTAGATTTTAGTAGTATTATATTCCAGCATGTGTTGGGGTTTGATTTACCATATACAAATGGGCTGTGTATAAAATCTGAAATGTATGTATTTTTACCATTTTTACCTACTCCCAAATACATTTGAATATGTCCATATTTTTGATAACTCTTACTTAAACCATCCGTAGCTGATGTGTCAAAATATATTATAATATCCCCAGGAAATAATTGAAGTGAAGAAATTGTATCTCTTATGTCTTTAAATCCTACCCCAGTTCCTATCATATATCTTGTATAAGCTAAATTACTAATTAAGTTTTCATGAGTTAATTTTGATTTAGCATCTTGTGTTCCTGATTGAGGGGAGGTAAAAAGTCCTGGAGTTACATTCCAAGATTTTGAGGTTGAAAGATTAGAATATATAGATTTGTCTCCTTTATCCCATTCTTTAATAAATTTTTCAGCTAAATTTTTAACATATTTAGCGCAAACTCCCTTCCCATCTTCGGGGTTTACATTGTTAAAAATGTTTGATAAGAGATTTTGGGCTTTACCATAAAGAGAAAGATTACCAGTAGAATCAAATTTATCAGTATTAACATTAAGATGGCTTTTTACAAAAGAATATTCTTGAGGATTATAACCAAAACATCCTATTGGAATGTCATACCCAGAGTCATCTAGTAAATCTGAAAGAGGAGCAATATCTAAATCCTTTAATGCATCCTTAATTGAAAAGATAGATGGTAATGAAGAATTTGAATTAAAACTTCCTATTGATGTTGCTTGTGTTGTTAAAGTTGTTTCCCATCTATTATCTTTTAATATATGAGATAACCCAGTTGATAAAAAGTCTAATGTTTGGGGGTAATTAGTAGGTAAAAACGATATATCTACATTTGCTTTTTCATATATTTTTATACCTGAAATTCCTTCCATTGAAATTGATAAATTGATAGGTAAAAATCCAGGTTGACCTGATAGAGGTGCATTGTTGGATATGGATGCTGATGCCATTAGTACCCTATAAAATTCTGTACCTGCTGTGAGGTTAGATTGAATTAAAGCATCATCTATTATTCCTTTTACAGGGTCAGCCCCAATTGAACCATCTTCTGTTCTTTCTTTTTTTAATCCCCAATAAGGGTAATAAGCTTTACTATATTGAGTTTTAGTTGGCATGAAACTGTTTATTACAAGTTGACCATAACCTATTCTAGCTTGGTCCCAACTACTTGCAAAGGATGAGGTGCTGTTAATTTCATCTCCTTTAGCATCTAAAATGGGTTCATGGAATCTATCATGAATTCCTTCATTCCACTTTGAAAAACCTGTTGATTCTTCTCCAACTACATACCCTCCTTGAGCAGCTGCTCCAATAGCTAACATGGTTGACATATTTTTAGTTACACTTGTAGATAAATCAACATTGTGAATAAAGTTTGAACTATTATCTTTTTCATCATATCCATATAAGTTAAGTTTATAATCTATTGACCCATCAGATAAAGTATGTTTATTATATTTAAAATCTTTTAAGGATTTCGGGTAATTATATTTTTTAGGGTTTTTATTGTGTAAAAAATCTGTAATTTTTTTAATATTAGGTAGTCTAGCTGAGTCTATTATTTTTAAACAATTTGTTTTTTCATCTATAACAGGTTCTAAATTATTTACCCCACCTAAAACTTGATTAAGGGTAAGACATATAGTTGATAAAGCTTGATATAAACTAAGAGAATTATTAGACTTGGAACTTTTTACTATCCTATCTATAAAATCAAAATTTAAATAAATGTTCATTACTTTCCCATAATATGGATCTTCACTTTGGAATCTATCTAAACCAAAGAAGGGTTCAATTGTTGTATCTTGAAAAGTAAACATTGTATTCACTACACATACCCTAGGATCTAATGAAATTTGATTGGGTAAAGTATACATAACATTAGAAAGAATATCAGTATCTATATCTATAATAGGAGTATTGGGTATGTCATCAGTTTCATTATTATCATCTCCTATTTTATATAGAACTTCACTTTTTAAATAATCTAAAAATGTTCCAAATCTTATAAAATAGCTATATGGTTCTTGATAATCTAATTTAACTATGTCTGATGTTCTTCCATAGGTTCCTTCTAATTCAAATTGTTTAGCTGTTAGTGGTTTTGGTTGTGGGAATAAGTATTCACCATTTGGTTGTTTTTTACCCCATAAAGGTTTATTAGTAAGAACTTCTCCAAACTTTTCACTATAGTTTTCTTTTTGTGAATTTATAAAAAATTGGATGTCTTTTGGAATAAGTATATCTTGGATTTCCTTTGCCTTTTGATTTAAGTTATATTCGGCTACTGTGCTCGCAATAACATTATCTGTTATTGTGACTTCACTTGATATCTCATCTAATTTTGTTTTTGTAATTGTTTCTTCACTATTTTCTAGTTGTTGAATATCTACAGCTATATTTTTTGTAAAAATTGTAGGGGTTTGACCCCCGGCTCCAGTTTCATCTGTGATTGATGCCCCCCCTATAATTTTAGCTTCTAATATTTCTTTACGAGTTGCTGCTCCACTAGATGGATCTGATCCTACATAAGAAGTTTGATCTAGACCTAGGAGTGCGGTTAAAGGGTCAAATGGATCTAAAGTATTATTACCTGCTGATTTTTTTATTTTTTCCCACCCAGTATTTAGAGGATTATCTTGGTCATTTGTGATGTTTTTAGCTATAAACCCACCACTAGTTTCATCCTTTACAATTTCTACTTTATTAACTAATTGAGTTATATTTTTTTTATAATACCACCTCTCATTGAATTTTACAAAGTCAACTAATTCTCCAGTAAATGAATCCTTAATTGATTTTTCTTCAGTAAGTCCCTCTTTTATAAGTCTTTCATTTAGTAGATTACTATTAATAGCTTGCCTTTCTGTTTTAGGTTCTCTTGTAGGGGGATCTTCTTCAGGTTCAATTATTTCTTCTTGTTCTTCTTGGGTTTCTGGTAAAGGTTCATCAGGAAGAAAAAATCTATTAGCCACATGAACTTTTATATCTAACAAATAATCACTTATTATATTATCCCCATAACCTGGTATTGTGGCTCCATCTGGGTCTTTTTCATTTGGGTTAGTTGTTCCTGCATGGTTAATAGTTAAAGATTCTGCTAGATCTCCTAAACTGTATAAATCTAAAGTGATGTTATAAGTTCCATCAGATTCAAAACTCCATTTAAAATTTGTTATCCTCCCAAATAAAGCATCATAATTCCCACCTGTTTCAAATCTCTTTTTTTCTATTAAAGGTAAGAGTTGGAGGTAAGTTTTTTTATTTAAAGAAGTACTAAAAAACTTTTCTTCTAATAAAGTTGAATTTAGGGGAGTAATATCTCCATTTGAATCAATGTATTGACTATGTCCCCACTCTATTAATAAGGTAAAACCTAATCTTAGATACAAAACATCTATTAAATCTAGTTGAGACTTATTGTATGCTTTTAAGGTTACTGTTGCTTTTCTTAATGATCCTCTAGTACCTGCATGGTCTATACTCATATCAACTATACCCGGCATCGGGACTGAGCCAAAATCAGTTCCTCCTAACCCATAAACTGCACTATTTTTATAAGCACTCCCCCCCATATTAATCCCTTGTCTTTGGGTTAATTTACCACCTGAGCCTTCTTTATTAGTAGTTACCTTTGAAGTTCCATTAAATAAAACAAATTCTTTTGCTAGGTCTAGGCCAGGAGAAAATGTTCCTTCTAAACCTAACATTTTAAGTCTAGATTCATCAACAGATACAGCTGATGCTACCTTAATCCAGGAGGTTGTAGAGTTTAAGTATGATATTTCTTCAGGGGTTCTATTTTTCTTCCCATGAATTTTTTGTCTATCCTTAATTTGTTTTCTAACATAATTAGAAAAACCATCTCCTAAAAGATTTGCCATAACTATTCATTTATTTCTTTAAATTCTGCTATAATTGGTGTAGGATTAGCAGGTATCCTAATTTGTGACCCTACTGGAGGGTTTAATGAATTTTGTTTTAACCCTTCATTTGCAATTGATATGATCCACCATAAAGAAGAATCATTGTAAAATTGCTGAGCTAGAGTGTCAAATCTATCTCCATCCGTGGTATGTACATAAGTATCTTCAAATGTCCTAGGTACTTCAGGATAACGTACAGTAGTGTACATTTTTTTCCCATCCGGGGAGTTAATTATTGGTATGTTATTATAACGTCGCATTAAATTATGTAAAATTATCTAGTACATCATCACTTACTGTTGGGGTATTATTGACTGCTAATGTTGTTCCATCTACAGGTAAAGGTCGTAATTGTGGTAATGAAGGTTCTATATTTACCATCTCCATTGGTTTTGGTGGTGGAGTATTAAATAAAGATGTATTTTCTATCCCTACAGCATTTAAAAAGTTAGTTTCTGTTCTATGGGTGTTATCATATCCGTTATTTCCTCCCCCATCATCTAATTGAATATATCTTTGAGGACCATAACCATCATATTTTCCGTTACCTGAAATATCTTCTTTTACTGTTTGTAATTCTTGTTCATTTTCACCTAAAAGGATTCCATTTCCATATTTGTTTTTCTGTTTTTGAGGAGTAAATTTATGAATTGGTGTAAATGTCATACTAGTTACTTTACATATCATAGGCATTTCCTTTACAGTCTTATCAAAGTTTCCTTCAGTATTTATCCCAATTTCCCAAGGAGATTCTTGAGGGATATCTAATGTTAAAGAAGAAATAAATCCTGGTAGTTCATAACACCATCCTCCTAATGTTAATTGTACTAAAGGTCCCGCCATGTATCCAGCCGAAGTATAATCTGGAGAAAGGTTAGAGGCAAGGAAATTTAATTTTCTGTACATTTCCATTATTTCAGGTTTTGACTGGGCTGCTACCGTGAATGATAAATTAATATCTCTTTTAAAACTATCATATTTGTAAAGTTCTTCACCTCTTCCCATGTACTTTTGTGGAGTCCAACTTGCATTATAGTTATCTGAAAAAGAATCTATAAATGCTCTAAAATGCATGTAAACTTTTTCTCTTGGATTTTCTGAATCTAAAGCTGCTATCCTAAATTTAACTAAATCATTTTTAACTGGGGATTGGATGACTCCTCTACTTTTATATATAGGTAAAGCATTTATTCTATCTACTGCTCCTATCTTCTTACCAGCACTATCTAATTTACCTTGTGTGTAATCTATAACATTTCCTCTTTGCCCAGGAGATGCATAATTAATTCGAGATTTACCTGAATTATTCTCTATGGTTTTGTTCTTATTAGGATTATATGAAGGTGCTAGACCCATAATAGTAGAGATTCCTTTAGAACCATCTAATTTATTTTTCCTAAAATCATCTTGATTGTCAGTTCTAAACTTAATATAAGGTTTATATTTTTCAGGAATTTGAACACCCGATGAGAACCCCATATTACCATTATACAATTTAAAATTAGTTACACCTGTTTGTAAAGGTGCTCCCATGTTATCTGTAGCTAATTTTATTTTAGTTTTGCTAAATCCAACTACAGAATTAGGTCCTCCTCCGTAACTTAAAAGTTCGGTTGGGTCTGTTGATACTTGATTAGCCTTAAAAAGAGATTCATACCCCGATATATCAACATTACCTTCTCTTTTTATATAATTTAATTGAATTAATCTGTTATTTGTGGGGGCTATTATTCTATTGAATTGGAAAATATTATCTCTTTTTTCTAAGGTACCTAAATATGTGTTAGGTCCAACAAAAGGTATAGCTCCTTGTTTAGGTATATGTAAACCTGTAAAGTTAATTCCTGCTTGGGCTAGGGTTGTAAGTGGTGTATAAATTCCTTCATTTACTCCTCTACCACTAGCTTGTGTTCTAACCCCCATCCTTGAAAGGATGTTTTGTTTTGCAGTAAATGTTATTCCTGTGGGGGTTTTAAAATCAAAGAAAAATTTAGTTAATCTAGAAACATCTCTAAATGTATCTCTAGGGGCATTAATTCCCCCACGCCATAAAAAGTCTAAATCTCCTACCCCAAGTCCTTGAGAAGGATCATCATTACCTGGAATTGGTGTTGTGATGTAGGGTTGGTTACTATCCCCTAAATCTTTTCTATCCCTTCCAAATTTTAATGACTTTAAATTTGTTTGTAGATTTACTAAAGACATTTAATGTTTTATATATTTCCTAATCCTTCAACTGGTGCTGTTGAATCATAAGAAGTGGAAGGTTTTTGCCCATTTAAATCTAATACTGATGGTTGGGGTTTATTAGGTACATTAGGGATACCATTAATTGAATATGTGTATTGTAGTTTAGATAAGTCTGTTGCTCCTACTGGAGTTGGAGGGGTAGTTCCATTTGCTTTAGATAAAGGTGAACCTACACCTGTAGTTAATTTATTTTTTAATCCGCTCATTGTTTTGTTTTTTAATGTGTTTATTATAAATATTAATTAATAGTTCTGTAATCAAAATTTTGCCTATTTTGTAGACTTACAGTATTTAAACTAACTGATCTATTTCTGTTTAAAACTACTGTTAATTGCTTTGTTTGTTCATCTAATGCTCTTGCTATTTGATCATTTGAATTAGATTCTTTGGCATCATCTCCATAAGTTCCTACTTCAGGAGCAAACATATCTATAATACCTCCAATACCTGCACCTACAACTGTACCTAATCCTGGGACGATACTACCTATTATAGCTCCAGTTATCATTCCTTTATTTTGATCAACAGATTTTAAAGCTGCTTCTCCTCCTGTTAGTGAATCATCAGAAAAGTTTGAAGCTACATCCATTCCTGCTCCTAATAAAGCTAAAGGAGCAAATCCTTTTCCTGCCGCTTTAAAACCTTTAGTAACTTTTGACATTCTACTTAAATTACTAGGCATTTTTGGAGCTTTCATTCTTCTTCCCGTTTTAGAATCATAGTGGAAAGTATTACCAAATTTATCCGTACCGGATTTAACTGATTGAGAACCTGTAAATCCTGGCATCATGTTCATTCCACCTCCTGCACCACCAGGACCTCCCATTTTGGTACTTTTCATAAGGTTAGAAGCTATTGAACCTGAAGAACCTGCTATTCCTCTAAATAGTCTAGCTATCATCATTACTCCTTTGATAATAGGACCTCCTACAGCTAAAGCTAATAAACCTCCTCCTATTAATTTAGCGTGGGATGAAGCATTAGTTAAAAACTTATCAATTCCTTCAAATACAGGTACTAAATATTTAGTTGCAAAATCAACCATTTTTTCAATTAACTTATTTAGTTTTTCTTGCATTGAAATATTTTTTGCTCTATCTAATAATTCATTTTTTCCATATTCTTGTACTAATGAAGCGTAAGATTCTCCAGCTGCTAGCCTTCTTTTTATCTCATCAACCACCTCTTTTTCGCTATGGAGATTATCTTTAGCAAAAGCTTTTAAAGCTTCTTGAGAAACAAGCATATCAGCAAATTCATCTCTTTGCATCCCAAAGGCCTTAGCAGTAGCTTCTTGTGCTATTCTATTCATTTTAGCAAAATCTGCAGCTGTGCCTACATTTTTAGCAATTTCTGCTGTAAAAGTAGCCATGTCGTTGTTTAAAAATGCTGCTCTAGCTCTTTCAAGATTTAATTCTTTTCCAGTTATAAGCTCTGCCTCAAGTTCACTTGCTATTGAAGATTCAAAATCTAATAGAGAACTTCCAATTTTTTCCATATCGGCCAAATTAAGGCCTAATTTTCTAGCTTCAAATGCTGCCTTTGCTAAATTTTGACCTTGGGCTTGCATTGATAATCTAGTAGCACTACTTAAATTTGCTATGTCTTGATAAATTTCCCTTTGATTAATTACAGAGCCTTCAAGGGCATTTTCCATTTTTACAGTACCTGCAATTTGTTCTGAAAAATCTGAAAAGTTTTGTCCTGTTGCAGCTGTAAATTCAGCTAAAGATCCAGCATTTTCTGCTGAAACTCCCATTCTATTAGTTAAGATATCAAATGTAGAGACCATATCATAACTAAACATTGCTGAGGTACCTAACATGGTACCTAATTCAGCTTGAGCTTTCATTAAATCTCGTGATGATTGGAGTAATTCATTATTGGCATCTGCAGCCTTAGCGTAATTTATAGCTAATCTACCTGCTTCAGTTTTACTAATCATCATTTGATTAGATAAATTAACAGAAGATTCATCTATAGATTTAATACCTTTTATTAATTCTGAAATTATAAAAACACTAGCAGCTTTTGATATTAGCTTTCCATATTCTTTAAACCCCGCAGCTAGTGCTTTTTGTTTATTTTCAGTGTCTACTAAAACTTCATTGAATTTATCAGCAGCTACTACCATATTATCTAAAACTTTATTTAAGACTGGTATGTCTTTTACAAAGTCAGATAAACCTTTAAAGGGGTTTGCCGCTTCTAATTTTTCATATGTCCCTACTAATTCCTCTGCACTTGTTATTCCTGCTGAAATTTGTTCGTCAACATCTTTTAAAACTCTAAGGGCTGCATCTATATATTTAATTTGGTCCCTAAAAGCTGGGTTTAATTTTTTATCTGAGAGGCTTGCAATTTTAGCTAGTACCCTTGCTTGGTCTTGTTTTGATTTTGATAATTTTCTTTCTAAAGCTCCTCTACTCCGACCATCTTTTAATTGTTCTTTAGTATACCCGGAAAGTTTATCTGCTAAATCTATTGAATCTTTAAATGAAGTTTTATAAACTTCAGCTGAATCTTGTGTAAATTCAACTGCTTGCTTAGCATTGTCCTGCATAACTTTAGCCATGTCCTTAAAACCTTCAGCTAGGTTAGACATTTCTTCTCTTAAGTTTTTTAAATCATCTTCTAAGGACATAAACTTTTAGGTTTATTATAAATATATAAAGTCAACACTATTTGTATGAAGTGCGTGTTGACTTAGATTTAACAAAACTTGGTGGAGTTATTTTTTTATCTTCTTTTTTAGCTTTACTTTTCATAGAAGGATCTACCCAACTTTTTTCAGGATTACCTTTTGAAGATTCATTTTGTTCTTTATAAAAGTTTTGAATTTTCATAAAAGTAAGATTCCTTAACCATATAGGCATGTTATAAACAGTATGCCAATCAAATCCACCTTTTCCATGAAAAACTATTTCATGGATGGTTGTAAACAAATGTTCTCTATAATCAGGCGTCAGGCCAAAAAAAGTTAAGACCTATAGGTAGGTCCGCGACCTCCTCTTCGCCACTTGTTGTGTTTAGATATACTTTCATATCTAAATCTGGGGATACTTCTTGATAGAATTTTCTTAATTCTCTGGCATCTTTAGCTAATAGATAATTATTAACAAATTCTCTAATATCTTTTCTTTCAGAACTACCATTTACTGATGTAATAATGTGGGAAAATCTAGTTGTTACTTCACTTGAAGAAGTTTTATTTATCTTTTTAAGACTTTTTACTTCTTGTTCGATTTTCTTTTCATCACCATGAGTTAAAATTTTAAAAGTAACTTGATTTTCTGTATGTGGTAGGGTAAATGAAAATTCATTTTTTCCTGCCTCATATAGTTCTTCTTTTAATTCTTTAGGATCTAGTGAAGTTAAATCTATGTTTTGTTGTTCTCCATCATAAGTAAACTCATAATCCTTACCATAAGATAAAATACGGGCTGCTACCATAACAGCATTTTTATCCCCAATTAGTAAATCATTGTAATTTATGTCTTTACTGATGATTAATGATTGTAGTAGTTTGTCTATTACTACTCCACTTTTAATATAGTTTTGGTTAGTTAAAATATCTTCTTCCTTAGCGGTCATATATTTCATTTCAATTGTGCCTTTTGCTAAAGGATTTTCTTTTGAATACATTAAACCCTTTGATGGGAGATCTATTGTCTCCGTGGGTAACTTAAATTCGGCCATAATCTTTTATTTATTAATAACTTGTTTAATATAAATATGAATATAAAAAAGGAGCTTGACATAGCCAAGCTCCTCTCTAGAAATATTTATTTATTTTTTAGAAATTCAGTACTGCGTAATCTAATCCTAATGTTAATTCTATTTGTTTAGCTTCGTTTTCTGTATCCCAGTTGTAATCACCGAAAGTAGCTTCTTTAATAAATGCTCCTTTTAGTATCCATTCTGAAACGATATCACCTACAGGTCCTAATACATTTATTGTAAGATCCTTTTTGTAGAAATCTGAATAACCATCTCTACCTGTTACTGATTCATGTCCTAATCTTACCCATTCCATTACTGCTTGAGCTCCTGATGGAGTAATTGGATCAAATAAAGTCATGGTAACATCATTCCATACTGATTTACCCTTAACTTTTCTAAGGATATTGATGTGGTTTAATACAACTTCACCTTGTGTTAATGAAATAGCGCTTATTCCTTTGATAATAAAGCTTGGTATACCATCCATATAAAGGACGAATCTGTTAGCTTGTTTTGGCTCAAACGCGGTGAAGAATATTTCATTGGGATCTAATACTGCCATTTTTTATTGTTTATTTTCAATTATAAATATTTAATTCTTTTGTTTTTATGCTGGGAAAGTAGCTCCAGTTGGTAAAATGTTGAAATCTAGGTAAATGAATTCAGCTGTTTTAGTTGGTTGAATATAAATTTGACCTACCATTTGATTTCTATCAATAACATCTGGTGTATTATTTGAATCATCCATTACTACTTTAAAAGCATATAAACCTTGTCTTTGTTGAACACTTGCTAAGTATGGGTTAACTTGTGTTAAGAAGTTATTTCTTGTTGCTAATGTGTTTTGTTCAAATACTAAGTTATCTGCTACTTGTGAAATGTATGATTTTAATTCAATTAATAATCTTCTTACATTTACTCTATCTAAAGCACTTGGTCTTTTCTGTAGTGTCTTTTGTCCAAATACTACTACTCCTGTATTTGGGAATGTTGCAATTGGATTTACATTTCCTTGGTATAAAGTGTCTCTATTACCATTTGTTAATTTTCTTTCTGCTCTTAATACAGTTGACATTCCTCCTCTGTTTAAACCTGCTGGTGCAAACCATGGCTCTCCTGCTCTATCATTAAAAGCATATACTCCTGGTATCATTGCTGAAGCTGGTACCCAAACTTGAGAACCTAGATCTGGATCAATCGTTTGAACCCATGGCCAATATGTTGCTGTATATGAAGAATCAATTCCTGCTGCTTCATTTACTACTGAAGTAAGTCCTGAGTTATAATCTCTTAAATCTATTACAGATAAATTGTCTCCTCTTTGTGCCGAGTTATCTCTCATTAATGTTAATGGGGCTGAGTTATTTTGAACTGTTAAACCTGGGGCTACAATTAAATTATATCTATACTCATCTCTATTAGCTAATAAACCAAGAGAAATTGTATAATTATCGGCTATTAATCCTTGAGTTTGTCTTTCAGTTTGATGTAATGTTGTATTAATGTTTTCATAAAAAGTAGCAGCCATTCCTTCAAATGGAGTTCCTACTGCTCCTCCAAATGTACCTGAGGCAGCTACTGGTATAGATGCTGTGTATTGTGGTTTAGCAGCTCCTGCATTATCAAAATAATTTAATGTTTTAGAAATAACTGATTTTACTCTTACGTATCTACTTAATGTATTATAAGTTCCAGCATTCTTAACATAATATTCTCCTGATGAAGGATCTTGAGTAACTGTTTGTTTTGAGTTACCTATAAGTTTTTCAATGTAATCTGGGGAATTTGGATCTAATGATACATTAGCCCAAGTTTCTAATATGGTTTTAGAATTAGTGATATCATTACCTCTTCTAATTAATAAGTTAAATGTACCTGAAGATGTGTTTGGAGCTGTTATTTCCCATCTAACATTTTCTCTTGTACCTGAAGCTAGCTGACCTGCTGATCCTTCTGTACTTGTACTGTTTTGATCTACTCCTTCTGAGAGAGTTTCTAGTGTAAATGCATTATTAAATGTAGCTGCAGTACCACCACTTAAAGTAACTCCTGTATCTGTTCCTCCTGATCCTATTAAATCTATAAATGAACCACTAAATATTTGAGTTCCATTTCCTGGGCTAACAGAAGAAGATAATGCTAATACTCCTGCAGCTTGGCTGGCTGTAAAAAGTGCTGAAGCACTGGTATTAATTTCTGTTACTAACCCTGCAACTCCTCCTGTATAAGAAAAAGTATTAATTCCAGGATAATCTGGTAAACCTGTACTAGAAGAAATAAATATATTTACAACTCCGCCTGTTGTTACAAGTCTAATACCTTCTTTATTTCCAAAATTCATAGCTCCAACATCTAGACTAGCTGTAGCAACTGTTCCCGCAGTAGCTACTCCTAAATTTGGGATTGTAGTACTATCAGCAGAGGTATAAGAACCACTTACTATTCTTGTTACTAATAGTGAATCTCCTCCTTGTTGGAAGTAATTGTAAGCTGCAATTGAAGTAAAGTATGTGTATTCTGCACTTCCACTTTCTACTACTGCACCAAAGGCGTTTTGGTATTCACTATAAGTAGTGACTAAAGTTGGAATGCCTACGGGTCCTTTTACTGTAGGACCTAATATAGCTGCGCCCGCTTGAATAGGTTGCGCTGAAAGAAATGATTGGTCGTTTTCTCTAGCTAATACACCAGGGGATAATAAAGTTTCTGCCATTTTTCTACAAAATTAAATTTGTTAATAAATATTGTAGAGTTTGTTAAAAATGCAGTTAGGATTTAACGAATTCTCCGCTTTCTAAATTTATAGTACCTTCTCCGTACTTTTGTTTTAGTTGGTCGCCTACTTCTACTTGCTTTTTTTCAAAACTCTCAATGTTTTGTTTTATAATATTTTTTTGTTTTTCTAAAGTTCCAATTTGATATTCAACCTGTCCTAATTGAACTACAAAATTGTCTTGTTGTTGTTGTAACGTGGCTAAACTGTTTAGCTCTTCTTGTGATAAAACTTTTTTTTCCATGATTATAAATATTAATTGTTTGTGTTAAAATACATAAAAAATATAAAAAAAACAAACCTTTTTTAAAAGAAGCTAAGAGGGGTGAGTATATTACCTTTCTTATATGAAAATTAATCCCCTCAAAGCTACTTTTTTAATCTCCCATCCTATACCATGATGATGGTGGGTGATGCAATGAGTTTAAATTTAGTGTTTTATTTGATTCTTTAGGTAAACTTCCACTATGTATTAAATTAATTGTGGGGGCGTCTAAAGCATAATCAAAAATAGATAATTCATCTATTAAACCTGTGAAATTATAATTAATTCCACTATATGATATTTTTCCTATTTTAGCTTGTGGTGTATCAATATTCCCCACCCAAGTTCCATCTGTTGATAAGGTTTCTTCTTCCCCATTTACATATATTGCCGTTGTAGAAGGTGTTCCATCTTTTACTACAACTATGTGATACCAAGTATCTAATAAAAGTGTTGTTGAACCTTTAACATTACTTGTGTTAGTAACTGATGATTGGATAGTATCTTCCCATAACGCTATGCTAAAATAGTCTGAAGTTGAAGATTCAGGAACTATTGTGCAAATTCCTCCATCGTTACTTAGTGAGTTGGGGTTTCTTTTGATCCAAAAAGATATTGATTTTGTACCGGTTCCTTCTAAAGAGGGTCCTAAATTAAGGTAAGTACTTTCTCCATTAAAATTCATAGAATGTAAGTTTTCAATAGAATGTGGTGTAGTGGTTATTACTTCTTCCTTTAAAAATTCACCATTATCCCCTATAGTAACTCTATATTTTCTCCCTGATAGGGTGTGGAATATAATACCCTTAGAAGGGTCTGTTATTTCTATGTCTTGGTTTGTTTGAGAGCTTGTTTTAGTATCTATCCGAGTATCTAAGTATTCTCTTAGTTCTCGCATTTTGGTACCCATAATAAACCCTACTTCTGATAATATACTCATATGACTGGTTTGTCAAAAACATTATTTTTATTACATATTATAAATATGGTAAAAGAGATAAAAAAAAGGGGACCGAAGTCCCCTTACTTAATTATTATATAGTTAATAAAAAATTACCTATTGGTTTTTATTTTATTAAGATGCTCCATATGGTGTTGGAGAATCAACTGATGGTAAACTATCAAGTTGTGCTTCAAAATCACCTGCTTCACCAAATGCTATTTTTCTGTCCTCGATTTCAGCATCCCTATTTGCTCTTTCTTCAGAAATTTTGGTATTAATCTCAGCTACATTAGCTTCAATAAAGTTTTGTGTTTCTTTTAAAGATTCAATACCATCCTCACTATCAACTAAATTTGTCAATACATCTATTTCAGATGTTATTTTAGCTAGAATAGTATCAAAACTATCTGTTGCTGATGTTGTGTTGTCGTCAATTTTTGTACTATGCGTCTCAGCTGCCTGAGAGCTTTTTTCTGCAAAATCTCCTGCATTATCAGCATCTATAGCAGATAATTCATCACTAATTGTATTATGGAGATCTTTTATCTCTACAAATTTTAAATTTATAGCATTTGCTGCTTGTTGTCTTACACTCATTTTTTTATTTTTTTAAATTGTTTATTATTTTTATTGTTGTATGAAATTATGATGGAGATTATATTGTTGATCCTGTATATGCATCATTAAAAGCTCCAACAACTACACTTGCATCAGTACCAAATTCTTCATACATTTTATTGTATTTCTCATTTAATTCATTGTATAATTCTAATGCAGATGCATCTAATGCTTCCTCAGCATTTTTAACTGAGTCATATGCCTCTAGCAAACCATCAAAATTCTCATCACCACCATCAGCTCTGAAAGCTGCTAGTTGTTGTGTCTTTTTTGCTTGTGCTTCTGTAATTTGCGCTGAAATAGCATCACTTAAAGTATCTTTACTTGTTTTGAAATCTTCTTTTTGTTCTTCTTGATCTGCGATTTCTTTATCAAATATTGCTGATGATCTATTTGCACCTGTATCAACTATGTCCTCCATTGCTGTTTGTCCTGCTCTTAAAGCAGCATTTAGGGCTTTACCCATATCTTTTAATTCACTCATTTTTTTATTTTTTTAATTTTGATTAAATGTTAGTTATTTATTTACTAAGCTGCATATGCTTCTTGTGCGTCGTATACTGGTACAAAATTAGCAGCATCACCCATTGCTTCTTCCTTTTCCTTTATTAATTTCTCAATTAATTCACGAGAAGTTTCAATGTAGTTATTGACAGTAGTAACCTCAGTTTGAGCATATGATGCTAACATTGATAAAGTATCGCCAGGGTTTCCTTCTGCTGGGGAAACTCCCACAATTTCTGCTATTTCACTATCTAAATCAGCATTCATTTCAGAATAAGATTTGATTGTTTCTTTGCCTAATGTATCAAGATCTGCAAATGCTTCATCTCTCATTCTCAAACCTTCTTCGTCTAAGTTTGTTTTAGATTCTTTTCTCCAACCTACTTGGTTCTTTTGTATTTCTTCAGACCACTCTTTCATTGCTTTCAATGCTGTACCTGAAACTTCACCCATTTCTCTGTGTAAACTCATGTTTATTTATTTTATTTAGTTAATATTACGGAACTTAATGTAGGAACAATTACACAGAATTGTGTAATTTAATTGGTGTACTTTATATTTTATGTACGGTTATACATATTAAAAGAATAAAAAAGAATGCGAAAATTTTTGGAAAGATAGTAAAAAAATCAACAGTAAGATCTATATTCTACAATCTTAAAATAATTAGAATAATGAGTCAAGATCTAAACCTTCCTCAAAATCAGCCAAATCTCCTTCATCAAAATCACCTTGTCTTTCCCATTTAGATACATCAAATTCTGTTGTAGAAGTGTGTCCTTCTATGCAATTATATAACCTTTTATCAGGCCCTATAATATCATCTTCTAATGAATAGTATGTGTTAGATGTCCAATCTGTTATACCTGAAGTATGACCCATTGCTTTTTCTTGTAATACGTTAATATTAACTTTAATTTCTTGTGTAGAATTGCCGGATTGGTTGGTGATTAATATACACTCAAATGTAAGGTAGTTTACATTTCCAGCCGCAAATTTACCTGAATTTTCTAATATTACAAATTGAGTATTACCTGCTAAAAAAGCAGAATTAACTTCTTCTAATTCGTACCCATCTATTTTTATACCTGCAGTGCTAGTGTATAATCTAATGTGTTGTTTTTTACCAGGTTTTAAAGATAAGAGACCATCTGTGTGTTTTATTTGGTCATATTTATCTTTATGGTCTGTTGTTTCTCTATTTAAGATTCTAAAATCAATAGACCTATCTTGATAAATTACACTGGTTTCTTCTTTTATTTGGTTTGGATGATACATTTGTTATAAATATTAGAAGATAAACCAACCTGTACTACCATCACTAACAGTAGAAATTGATTCATATTGTATGTCTAAATCTGTATATGTTATAGCCCCATCTATAGTATCTGCTCCTTGTCTTTGAAGAGTAACTGTATTAGCTCCTGCAGCTTGTGTTAGTTTAAAGAATATTTGTCTACCTGGATATGTAGCTGCATCTGGCATATTTATTGTAACATCTCCTCCTGAAGGGTCTATTAATACGAATTGTTCTGTTCCTGTTAATGTGTAAGGTGAATCTGTATCATCTATTAAAACTGTGCCTGTGTTTAGGAGTGAGCCTGATATTGTTAATGATCCAGATATAATAGCAGATCCTGTAAATAAGCCCGAAAAGGATCCTGAGAATTCTGAGTTTTTATTACCTAATTTTAATATTGCCATGTTTATAAATATTATTATTCAACGCTTGAATCTTCTATTATCATTCCACCTAATACATTTGTTAAATTGTAACCACTTCCAGATGCTAGTAATAACGCATTACTTCCTGTTTGGTTGTAATTTACCCCTCCAGAAAAAATATGTACCTCTCTATCTTGATCAGGATATATTGCAGGGGCAGGTTGTGCATTATCAACTGTTGTTAATGTAGCTCCATCTAGTATTAATTTACCACCATTATAAGTTAGGATATTAGCAGGAAGTGCTGATGTAAAAGCAGCTCCATCTAAATTTATTGTTCCTTGTATTTTAACAGTTCCTCCTGTTTGGTATATTACCCTTCTATTTCTGGCAAGACCACCATAATTAGTTGAACCTACATAGGCATCATATTTACCTTTCCATATAAAAGTCCCACCAGATACTTCTATATTTTGTACAGGATATCTACTATACCAACAACCATCTCCTATAAATGTTCCTCCCGTTATTTTGATTAGATTTGAATGGTTTTGATATCCTAAAATATTTACAAGTGCTTTTCCTGATGATTGTTTTATGTAATCACCAGTTGTATTAGGGGTAATAATCCAATTAATATTAATAACACCATCACCTTCCATATCAACTTTAGATACATGGGATCCATTATATACAGCATTTGCACCCATTGCCTTTACATCTAAATGAATACATCTCCCTAAATGATTAAATGTTCCGTTAGTATATGCACTAGCTCCAGCACTTGTTCCAAATTGTATTCCAGTAGTTTGACCTACAATATCAACATCCCCAGCTGATGTAAATCTATATGCTAAATTTAAATTATTTCCTCCCGACCCAATAGCTTCATCTACTATTAAACTTACACCCATATATGAAAATGGTGTACCTCCTCCATACCACTTCAAGGCAAAAGTATCAGTTGATTCTAATAACTTAGCTTTTATATTTGCTACTCTATAGCCATTAACTGTACTTATACATGCATTTTTAGTAATTACAGAATCACAAGTAAGATTTAAGATTCCACTTGTGTTGTTAACACCATGACTAAATCCTGCACAATTTGAGCCTGACATATTTCTAAATTCCCAATTAGCTGTAAAATTTGTATTAGTAAAATGATCAACAATTTTAGCTGAAGCTCCTCCTACAGTTGAATCACTTATAATATCTCTTGCTTGAAAAGTATAATCAAATTCAACACCTGTTGATCCTTTTAAAAGAGAACCTGCACTACTTCCTAATATAAAATCCCCATAACCAAACACATTAAAACCAACTTCTGAAGTAGGGAATGTAGTTAAATCAAACATATCACCTGCTGTTGATTTTGATACCGTTGTGTTTGGGTAAAAATAATAATCTAATCCAGGTTTTGCTAAATTATAATTAGCTTCTACTGTATATGTTCCTGGGTATACAAATATTGTTGAGCCTGTTGTTGCTGCTTGAGATGCTGATTCTAGTGTAGCAAATGGTTTAGATATATTACCTATTGTACCTGTTGTATCATCTCCATTTTGTGTTACAAATATGGATTGTGTTAGATTTGTTCCACCTGGTGATAGACCTGTTAATTGTGAACCATCACCTAAATATGTTCCAAAGGATGCTGTTGATGTTGCACTACCTGATATATTTTCAGATAAATTTAATGATCCTGTTACTTCAGAATCACCACGGGATTGAAACCCGTTTTTTATTATAAATTCGTTTGCCATATCTTTTCCCTATCCAAGATTATGTTAATATTATGTTTTTTAATCCATTGGCTGACTCCATTCAGGTGTAGCCATTAATACCAAACACTCTGCATGTGTTCCTTCCCAGGTAGGAGTAACACTACCCGAAGGTGCTATAAATGAAGGCCAATTCTCAGTATACCATTTTAAGACACATTGAGTTCCATCAACTGATCTTCTAACAGTATTTTCTGAGGTTTCCATAACTTGAGAAAAATCTACTTTATCTATATCTGATATTAATATTGTAGAGTATGTTCTATTTGAATAATCCATTTGTGTTGTTTTGTGTGTTTATAAATATGTTAAGTTAGGCCAAATCGACCTTTTAATGCGTTGTAATTTTGGTTGACTTCTTGGGCTGATAAGGCACGATCGTATATTTTAATAGGCCCTAATTTACCATTATAATTGTATTGGTTATCTAGTTGTGCTCCTATTTCTAAACCAATATTAGTGCTATATATTCCTGAAGAATATGCCCCAGAATTATCTAGTTGTCCATTTATATAAATTTTTCTTGTAGTATTATCAGATGTGCCTACAAGGTGTACCCATTCATTTAATATAACATTAGTACTAGAAAGCAAAGCAGTTCCATAGCCACTATTACCGCTTAAATAAAGGTCATACTTATTTTCTGATACTGTATTAAATCCAAGCATATATGGTAGGGGGGTAGCGTTTGGAATTCTTCTAGATATAATCTTTTCACTACTATTATTAAAAGTTATAGTATAGGTCCAAGCTTCTAATGTTATTTGATTAGTTACTCCGGGTCTATCTATATTATCTAAGTTTGTAGGATAAATTATATTATCATCTATCCCATCAAAATTAAATATTCCGCCATTAGTACTTTCGAAAGTAGTACTACTAAGTGTTCCTATATTATTGTTAGTAATATCAGTGACAGTAGTACCCGTTTTAGGATATGATCTTGGATTTGCAGCATCTATATAAAATACTAGCCCATCTTTTATTATATTTGGTGAGTAACTTGTTCCCATTATAATCCGAATCTTCCTTTTAGTGAGTTGTAGTTTTGTTTAACTTCTTGAGCTAATAAAGCTTTATGGTAAATTGATATGTTTGGTATTTTACCATTAAATTCCCTTCCAGTAGTAGACCAAGTTCCTACTCTAACACCTGTTGTTGTGCTTGGGATAGGGTTAGTTGATGTATCTGTATCAACTGATGTACCATTTACATATAAAATATGGTTATTTCCGCTTTTAGTTACTACTATATTAACCCATTGTCCTGCTGTGTAGCTAGGAATATCATATTGTAAAACTTGTGATGTGTTTATATAAAAACCAATATCAGGTGATGTTGAGTTAGGGAATGATAAAGAATACCCATTTTGCCCAGATGTACCATTACTTTTATCTATTATTCTTTGATAAGAGTCCCCTGTTAGATCTGCTGCTACCCATGTTGATATTGTACATGAAGTATTAAATAAAGAAAGTATATTTGATGAATCTACATTTCCAAATTCAATATAATCATCAACTCCATCAAAATCCCATTCTCCAGCATTGTCAGAACTAAAAGCTAAGCCTCCTTCGGCACTACCTGTAATTATAGTATCTTTTATATTTAAGATATCTGAGCTTCCGCTTATGTATGATTTTGGATTTGCAGCATCTATACAAAATACTAATTCATCATTTATTATGTTTGGTCCGTGTTGTAATCCCATCTTAATATAAATATACTATAAATATGTTATAAATCAAATCTTCCTTTTAAGGCATTGTAGTTGTTTAGTATTTCTGTTGAGGATAATGCACGGTTATATATTTGTACGTTTGCTATGTTACCTGTATGGTGATATGAAGAGTTATTACTTCTACCTAGGTTAAGATGGTTTATATTGAATTGAGCAAGGTGTCCTAAACTACCTGGGTATGTGGTTCTAAATATACCATCTAAGTACATATCGTAAGTAGCCCCATTCCAATTTATTGTTAAATTGTGGAAATTTGAATCCCCAGTATCTCTTATATAAGTTAAACTATTACCTTGAGCGGCTTGATATAAAAGTATAGTTTCATCTGTAGCTCCACCCGTAAAGTTTCCAAACCAAATTCCAGATAAATTACCATTAGTACCCCACCCTAATAAAGTTTGATTTGAAGATGATGATATTGTATTTATTCCTGCAGCTCTAGAAAACCATATATTTAAATGGTTCAAGGGTTGACTAGTAAATGTAGCTGTATCTATAGAATCATCTACCCCATCAAAATCAAATATTCCTTTATTTGTATCTTGCCATTGAGGTGTATTATTACCCCCACCATCACCACTTAATGTACCTGTTATATTTCCAACTGTATCATGCATTATAGGTCCTGTTCTAGGGTAGCTAGATCTATTAGCTGCATCCATGTTGAATATTAACCCATCTGCTATGATACCTGTTGTTATTGACCCATATTTCATAATCCAAACCTCTCTTTTAGTGAATTGTAGTTGTGTAGAACTTCTTGAGAAGATAGGGTATTACTGTATATTTGAATACATGCTATTTTTCCTAAAAAAGGTTGAGAATTAGAGGAAGTACCAACACCTACTTTTAAGTTTAAATTATTACTATTTGAGTGGTTGTCTTCATATGTCCTTGTAGCTGTGTAAGTATAATCTATATGTGCCGTAGCATTTCTTGATGAATCTTGTGTAATTGTTATATTATGCCAGTTATCATCATATAAATAACTAACTAAAGAAGGTGAGGGAGATACATCTAAAGCTGAAGAAGATGTTGCTGCATCATACCCACTTCTAAAAGCATACCCATTTTGGGTTCCGCCTCTTAAAAAAAAGCTCCACCCTGAATTGTTATTAAATGAGAATTTGTTAATTATCGCATAAATATTACTATAAGAATCAACTAAATTTTCTCCTTTAAACCATGCAGATATTGTAAAAGGGCCATTTAATCCAAAATTTCCTGTGTTTTTGTCAAATTGTATATAGTCATCTACCCCATCAAAATCAAATACACCACTATTAGAAGAATTAAATTGTGGGTTATCATTCCCTCCCCCTCCGCTATCAGAAAGTGCTCCCGATATTGCCATGTTAATGGTGTTATAAGTAAATCCTCCTGTTCTAGGGTAGCTTGCTCTATTAGCAGGATCCATATTAAA